TCCCTTGACCGAGAACTGCTTCTTTGACTTGGTGCCAGAGCGGTTTCTGCTCGACTATTGCGAGGTCCGCAACAGCATTACCCAGCACGTCTTCGACACCTACGAGCGCCCCACAAACTACGACTTTACTAGACAACTGGTAGAGGCGCTGGACGACATTCGATATCAGAAGCTAAACATATCCATGGACGGCATAAGGGATATCTACCATAGGACGGATACACGAAAGTTTCTAAAAAAGATTCAGAAGTATTCTCCGTACTGCAAGTATAACGTGTGGGGTACGAAGACCGGTCGTCTGACTAACATGCCCGGCACATTTCCGGTCCTTACGCTGGACAAGCAGTATCGTTCTATATTGAAGCCCAATAATGACTGGTTTCTGGAGTTGGACTACAACGCTGCAGAGTTGCGAGTTGCCATGGCACTAGCTGGGCAGGACCAGCCACAGGATGACATACACCAGTGGAATATGGACAACATCTTCGGCTCCATGGACCGTCAAGAAGCGAAGCGTAGAATCTTCGGCTGGCTGTACGGTGGCAAAAACATGACTGGCTCACTAGGTAATAGTGATGAGACTGTGGGAAAACTATTGGAAGAGACGTACGGAAGAGAGAGAATTGTTGGCGAGCATTGGACCGGCACACATGTCCACACACGATTCGGACGGACCATTCCTAGCGACCATCATCATTCTCTCAGTTACATTATTCAAAGTAGTTGCGTGGACGTTGTGCTTAGGAGGCTCATCCAAATCAGCGAACGTCTCAGAGATCTTAAGTCAAGAGTTGCATTCACCTTACATGATTCAGTCGTCATCGACCTCTCTAATGAAGACCGAGGATTGATACCAGAACTTATTAACCTTTTTGGCCAGAACGAACTTGGCCACTTCAAAGTTAACGTCCAAGCGGGACGAGACTTTGGTACAATGAAGGCATTAAACCTGTGAAACTAAATGCACCCCAAAAGGTCGATATTACAAATTTTTTTCACCGCCATAATTTTCAGATTTGCGGTTTAGCTAACTATTTATAGCACAGAGGCTAATTCATGAATTACGACGAATACGGCTGGCGCAGTTTTTTGACTGAAGCCAGAAAACCGGCTAAAAAGCCAAGAATGTACACAGAGAGCAAATTGCTCCGAGAACTCGACGAAGACGAGCATTCATATATCCAAGATGCTATCGATTCGATGGAACCGGAGGATATGGCGTTCAACGACCTATTTGAAGGTAAAACGCGCCTTATCATCGATTTCCAAGCATTTGACGACACAAGCGATTTGGGCAAGTTTGCGAAAACACTCCAAGACCAAGGATTTACGGTAGATTGGGAAAAGGGCATGGTTTACGCTGAAAGAGAGGTGTCAACGAAGTCTGCCACAGACGATATCATGGCTGCAATCACTGGCGCCCGCCCTGAGAAGAGAAAGAAGAAGATTCAGATGAAAATCGGTAAACTCTTTGGGAAAATTGCAGATGTTGCACATAGGCAGAATGAGCTACTTGCCATTATCCAGAAAAAGGCAGATCGCACTCTCCGTCACCCCGGCAACGTCACTGGCAATGAGGCTGCAGATGCTCTCAACGCAGAGCAGATGGAATCGTGGGAGCGGCTGCATAAGCAGATGTCGCTGTATATTCCCAATCCCGGTCTATGGCATTCGGGACATGAAGAGCTGATGGCTGACGCTCAGAAGATGGCAAACTTCTGGAAGGACAATGCCGAATATATTAAGAAGAACATGGACAAGCTGTACAGCGACAGATACAGTATTATAATTACACGCGATCCTGTAGACATTCTCCGCATGTCTGATTTCCAGCGAATCACATCATGTCATTCGCCACCGTCCCGCGAACAACATTCAGAAGGATATTTCAAATGCGCAGTCGCAGAGGCTCACGGTCACGGCGCAGTCGCATATGTGGTCAGGACAGAAGAACTGCTGAATGCCACAGAAACAGATAACCTTGAAATTGCCGAAGATGCGATTAATACCGGCGAAGAGATTTTTGCCGACGATATTCGCGGCAGTCACATTGGACTTACCATGAGTTTTGTTCCGCTTTCCCGCGTCCGTCTGCGTCAAGTGCGATGGTACCCACCCGATCCCACCGGCATGCAGGGTTTTGATGACGGCACTGAAGTCGCCATTCCTGAAAAGCGCGTGTATGGCTCTAAGATCCCCGGTTTTCAAAAAAGGGTTGCAGAGTGGGCTAAAGAGAGTCAGGCACAAACTATTGCATCTGCGCCGGAAGATGCCGCGTGGATTAAGTTTGGCGGATCTTACGAGGATAATAATATCAAGGGACTCATCCACGACCTGACAGGAATCAGTCTTGAAAGAGTCGGACAAAACACAGCGACAGAAAACTCGCTGCCAGAAATGGATTTCCTTGAGTCAACCATGGCAGCAGAGCAAGAAAGAGTCAATGACCTTGCTATGGACTGGACTAATCGATACCAAGCATGTGTGATTGATGGAGAGGTCACATACGACGGCGGCGAAGGCTATTATGTAGAAGTAGATGCCAAGATGACTGTTAAATGGGACGCTGACGATTGGAACCAGCTTCCTGACAGCCGCCGGGTTGTCGAACATTGGGCTGATGAGTTGCGCGATTTTGAATGGGGATTTATGGATGATTCTTCGTGGGGCACTCGCCTTTACCGCTTCTCTAATGATACGATTGCGCTGGATATACAACTGGAACAGGACTATATCACCGGTGGCGAGGGCTATACCTACAACGCCGATTCGTTTGAGAATGTTTGCTTTAGGGTTAACGAGGTTGACGACATGTATGATGCTGTCAAGGGCGAGTTGTCTCGCATGGCAAAGCGCGACGGATACATGGAAGGCGGCGCTCTCAACAACTTTGGCGCTGAAGTAGACAATGGCGAGTTTACCGCATACGAGTGGGATATTACAGCCGAAGAAGCAGACCACATGGAATACTACGGTGTCGAGGCTACGGTATGGGCATACCCAGACTACCCCGATAACATGTCGCCCGAAGACGTTAAGACGATTCTAATGAGCAGAGAGTTTAGCGTTCCCTTACGCAAGGCATTGGTGGAGCATGCATGGGCAGAAGAGGGCACACCGGGTGATGACAGGCATTATCCAAATATGATTACAAAGGTGTCAGAGCTTCGCACGACCTCTGGTTCCCCCATAATTAGGCTCTACATAGTGCTTGCGGTCAATGACAATAGCAGCGAAGAGCAGATTGAAGCTATGAAAGTCACGATTGAACATAACGATGACGAAGACGAGTTGGCAGCAAGAGTGCAGATTGTGTTCAATCAGGTGGTGGGCGAGCACGTCCAGACCACCGACGACAGAACCGAAGAGCCGCCAAGAGACGTTACTAATGAGTCCATCGTTAAGAACTGGAAAAACTTTTTATATAGTTGAGGTGACATGTGAACATCATTGGCTTAGGCGCTGCGGGCTGTAACATCGCAGATGAATTCGCCCAGTTTCCACAGTATAAGATTTATAAACTTGACGTGGAACTGCCGAAGGAAAAAGGAAATTTTTTATTGCCAGAAGTTGGCAACGTTGAAGAATACGAAACGATCCCTTTGAACTTTCGTTCATTCTTTAGGGGTCTGACCAAGGACTCGGAGGTGCTGTTCGTTGTTTGCGGCGCAGGTCGAGTATCCGGCGTATCGCTGCGCATTCTGGAGAAGCTGCAGAAGTGCAAGGTGAGCATCCTCTATATTAAGCCTGATCGCAACTTGCTCAACAACGAATCCCGTCTTCACGAACGTGTGGTAAGAAATGTGTTGCAGCAGTATGCAAGAAGTGGAGTGTTTGAGAGGCTTTACATGATCGATAACAAAGAGATAGAAAGAATACTTGAAAACGTTCCAGTGATCGGGTACTATAAACGTCTGAATGAATTGATCGCCGGGACGGTTCACATGACTAACGTTTTCCTGAATACCAAGACGGTCTATAACACTCCGTCAACCTCGCTGGCAACAGCCCGCGTTTCAACGTTCGGATTGGTCGATATTGAAAAAAATGAAGAAAAGTTGTTTTTCCCTCTTGACACCATCAACGAAAGATGTTATATTTATGCTATCAATAAAGAACAACTGGAAACAGACGGAGATCTTTTCACGACTTTGCGCGAACGTAGCGCGAACATGGTAAGTGATGAAACTATCGTTTCGGTACGGATTCACTCTACTGACTATGACAACAACTATGGCTATCTAATAGCCAATTCATCAGAGATACAAGAACAGGAGGTCTGATGTTGATGAAAGCCTATAATGGTACATTCACGAAGAAGAACGGAGATGCGCGAACAATGCGCTTTGTCCGTATTACAGATATTCCCGAGAAGTTTATCGCTTCTCAGATTAAGGGTACTGGTCGAAAGTCCACCTTGTCTGAGGGCTTGGAACTTGTTTGGGACTTGGACACAAATGCATTCCGCATGTTTAATTGGAAAACAGTGGAAGGTAACGTGACCGAAATCGAGGTTGATAACCCCTTTGAAGAAAGTTCAAAATAATCCTTGACTTTAGCTTCAGAATAGGTTATATTATATACAGCAAAGTGAGAAATTCGTCACTTTGACTTTAACAACAAGAGGTAAAAAAACATGGCAATTGACCTGTCAAAAATGAGAGCCAAGCTGGATGCTCTCCAAAATAAAGATTCCGGCGACAACAAGTTCTGGCGTCCCAACGACGGTGAGCAAGCAATTCGTATTGTGCCCACCGAAGATGGCGACCCCTTCCGCGAGTTCCACTTCCACTATAACGTGGGACAGAACCGTGGCTTCCTTTGTCCTAAGCGCAACTTCGGCGATGAATGTCCCGTTTGCGAGTTTGCATCACAACTCTGGAAGGAGGGTGTAGCAAACGATGACAACGAGGCTAAGAAGATGGCTAAGGGGCTGTTCGCCCGTCAGCGTTTCTTCAGCCCTGTTCTCGTCCGAGGCGAGGAAGAATCAGGCGTTCGCGCTTGGGGCTATGGCAAGATGGCTTACGAGTCCTTGCTTGGGCTGGTTCTTAACCCTGAGTACGGTGATATCACCGATCCTCAAAGTGGCACCGATTTGGTTCTTACCTATGGTAAGCCTTCGGGCGCTTCTTTCCCCCAAACGAAGCTGACCCCTCGTCGTCGCTCTTCGCCACTATGTGATGAAGCAGTTGGAGGTGACGAGCGGTGTGCAGAACTTCTAGACAACATTCCTGACTTCGACGGACTCTTTGAGCGTAAGACTACATCTGATGTGTCCGCTATGCTCGATGAGTACTTGTCAGGGGATCAAAGTGCTGAAACTTCTTCTTCTGAAACTGAGAAGTATACCGCGACGACCGCTACGACAGATCCGGTTGACGCCGCCTTTGACGAGTTGATGGGGGCATAACGCCCGCCCACAGGGAGGCACAGGGTTATCAGGTGCCTCACACTTTATGTTCAGGGTAGAGCAGTTTGGTAGCTCGTCGGGCTCATAACCCGGAGGTCGGTGGTTCAAATCCACCCCCTGCTCCCACTTTTCTATAGGAGGAAACAGTATGAATAAGCTTGAAGAATTGATCGCTTTGCTTGAAGAAGCAAGAGGCGATTATGATAAGTTTTATGAGAAAGGTAATAATGCCGCTGGTACGCGAGTTCGTAAGGTTATGCAGGAAGTAAAGAATGCAGCCCAAGACCTTCGCGTTGATATTCAAAACACCAAAAACTCGTAAACTATGAAGACTCCATTGCGCTACCCCGGCGGTAAGTCACGGGCAGTTAAGCATATCCTCCCATACATACCGGAGGATATTTCGCGTCTATGCTCACCGTTTTTTGGTGGCGGTTCGGTGGAGTTAGCAGTAGCATCAAGGGGCACCGAAGTCATTGGATATGACAAGTTGGTGCCCCTTGTGTGGTTCTGGCAAGCGCTCTGTGGCGACAATGACAGGCTGGCTGATGAGGTCGCTGCCTTGCGCACGGAGTATGAGATTGAAGAGAAGGGCATTACTAAACTTGTAGAGGGATGCTCCAAAGAAGATTTTATTAACTTTCGGGAACAGCTACGAGATCCATCGTTCATGTTCTCGTACGATAAGGCTGCAAAGTTTTACGCGATCAATAGGTCTAGCTTCTCAGGGGCTACCTTTTCTGGTGGCTGGTCCAAGCGAGCATCATACGCTCGATTCACTCAGTCATCCATCGACCGATTGCGTAAGTTTAACGCCGAGAATTTCAGGGTAGACTACGCAGACTTCCAGACGAGCCTCCCATGGCACCCTAGAGCCTTCCTGTACCTTGACCCGCCCTACATGCTGCCTGAAGACGCAGCGATGCTCTACGGGCAAGCAGGGGGGCTCCACACGGGTTTTGACCATATGGCGCTTTATAACTTGCTTTCCGACAGATCCGATTGGGTCATGTCATACAATGATTGTCCAGAGGTACGCGATCTATATTCTAACCGCAAGATCGTCACTGCTGAGTGGGCATACGGCATGAAGAATGTCGAGTGGGTCGATGGCAAATGCGTCGGTAAAAAAACGATGGGATCCTCGTCCGAGATACTAATTATAGGGTAATGATAATGCAACCAATCATGGAAGGCTGGCGCGACTACCTTAAAGAAGAGATTGTCACAGAGGCAACTTTAAGCTTCTCCCAGTTGGCGAAATCTCAACAGCGTATGGCTCGCTTTATTGAAAAGTTGGAAAACGGAGAGCCTTTCGACGCAGTTGATGGCTCGCAGGTGACTTTTGAAAGAGACGAAGAGATTATTGCTGCACTAAAGAAGATGCTCTCTTCGGGAGAGATTTCAGCAGCCGTCGCAAGGCAGATGTTGGGTCGCAATTTCGCTCTTCGTACGACCGATGGTCGCACTCTGCCGATTGGCAAACTGCTGAAGACTGCTGAGTTTGGCGGCAAAGGGACAGACTTCTACGTTAAGAAAGAGATTGCCGCAAGAGGTCAGCTATCCGATCTCATAAGCAAGGCGCTTGCTGCAGCCAACACTGATGCGATCATTATTAAGGTTCTGAACTCGTCGGGGAAAGAGGTTGCAAGATATGATGACATTATAGGTATAGAAGATACGGTAAAGGTCGGAGGCGTAGATCCCAAAAGCGATTTTCAGCTTATCAGGAAAGATGGAAAGCCACCAGTTTATATTTCCCACAAAGACGGCAGCAGTGCCAAAAGTTTCGGTCAGTGGTCAGGACTGAGTATCAAGGCTGGCGAGAAGATTTATAACCACCCCGAGGTAAAAAGTTTTATTGCTGACTTGGAGCCACACCTACAGATCGCACCAGACGGCAGAAAACTGTACCCACCGGGGCTTAGTATCGGCAGAATTATTTCTGATAGAGCCTTGCAATACATGAGCATTTTTGGGCAAGACTATAGCCCCACGGGACCGGGCGCCCCTAACAACTGTGACTTGGTGGCTCAAGGGCTTTTCACGCTTGAAACAGAAGGGGCAGAAGCCACCAAAGATGACAACGAACCCGAAGTAGCATATACTTTGTCGGCTCACCATATGATGGCTCGCTTGGATTCAGCTATTGATTTTGACGAATCATATAAGCCGGCTCTAGTGACCAGATATGCCACCGCACGCAATAACTTTGGTATTAAGCATTTGCGTGCCACAATCTATCCCGCTGGTGGCAGAAAAGTCCACCAGTGGATTTAAATAAAAAACCTCTGGACATTCCAGAATACATATGATAATATATAACCATAACTCAGGAGAATAAATTGAGAATGGCACGAACTAAGAAATCCAATGGGGCTGGCAAGCTTTCCATCACACAAATGCGCGATCTGATCAACAAGAAGGCTGGTCAGAACGTAGCGCACGATCTTAACGAAGAGAACCCAACGGAGGTGAAGGACTGGATCCCCACCGGCTCCCGCTGGCTTGACTCTATTACTTGCCGTGGGCGGCTGGCTGGCATCCCTGTCGGCAAGGTGGTCGAGATCGCTGGTCTTGAAGCCACCGGCAAGAGCTACATGGCAGCACAGGTAGCCGCCAACGCCCAGAAGATGGGCATCGACGTTATCTATTTTGATAGCGAGTCTGCTATTGACCCAACATTCCTTGAGCGTGCAGGCTGCGATCTTAATAACCTTTTGTATGTGCAGGCAACCTCAGTTGAGTTTGTTCTAGAGACTATCGAAGAACTGTTGGGATCGAATGACAACCGCATGCTGTTCGTGTGGGACTCACTTGCTCTCACTCCATCTGTCTCAGATGTTGAGGGAGACTTCAACCCGCTGTCGTCTATGGCAGTGAAGGCTCGTATTCTGGCGAAGGGTATGTCCAAGCTGACTGTGCCTATCGCCAACTCGCAATGCACGTTCCTTGTTCTTAACCAGCTTAAGACCAACATCACGCGCTCTCCGTCTGAGGCTATGACGACTCCGTACATGACTCCCGGCGGCAAGGCTATGATCTATGCGTACTCGCTACGCATCTGGCTGACCGGTCGCAAGGCTAAGGCAAGCTTCATCACAGATGACAAGGGTTTCCGCATTGGCTCCGAGGTCAAGGTCAAGCTGGAGAAGTCCCGCTTCGGTACCCAAGGTCGCCAGTGCAACTTTAAGATCCTCTGGGGTGACGCCATCGGTGTCCAAGATGAGGAGAGTTGGTTTGATGCTATTCACGGCTCGTCACGACTCGCCCGTTCTGGCGCATGGTTTTCGCTGCTTGACAAAGAGGGCGAGCCTGTCGGCACAAAGTTTCAAGCTTCCAAGTGGACCGAGCGTCTACAAGATCCAGAGTTTCGCAAGACCGTTATGGAGATCATGGATGATGAAGTCATCATGAAGTTCGATAAGCGGATCGGCGAGGCTGCAGACTTCTATGAAGAAAATGAAGAAAAGGATGAATAAAAACTGATCTCATACGTCTAACATAGTGAACAAAAGGAAGGAGGTATAAATATGAAATTCCTTATTACGTTCGTGATGGCTGCTGCATTGGCAGTCCCACAAACCGCAGACGCGCACAATCGGCATCGTCCAAACACCCGCGCAACTGTCACCGTAGGTACGCCTGCTGTGTCTGTTTCATGGGTGTGGGTTCCCGCCACCCGCGTCTATCGTGCTCACTGGTCACACCCTGTTCATGGGCGTGATTTCGGTCCTAATCGACCCGTTGCCCGTCCGCATGCAAATGCGAACTGGGTTCCCGGTCACTGGGTCCGCCGTCATCGCCGCACTGTCTGGGTTCCCGGTCACTGGCAGCGTACTCCGCCACGCCGTGCCCGAGCACATAACCAACGTCGCCGATAGGTGACAAAACTGCGCCTTCGGGGAGGCTACATCTCCCCGAAGGCTTCTTTTATTCAATGGGACTGTGGTGGAATTGGTAGACACAAGAGACTTAAAATCTCTCGACCCTAGGTCATGCGGGTTCGAGTCCCGCCAGTCCTACCATTCTTTATAGGAGCACACAAGCTGTGAAAAGAGTTTTGATTATTGATGCGCTGAACATGTATTTCCGCGCATATATTGTTGATCCTAGTCTATCGACTAATGGTCAACCAATCGGAGGGGTCAAGGGTTTTCTAAAGATCCTACAGAAACTGGTCCGCGAAACCAAGCCAGATCATATCGTGATTGCGTGGGATGGTGCCGGCGGCTCGCAGAAGCGCAAGTCTGTTAACAAGGGCTACAAAGAAGGGCGCAAGCCTATCCGCCTGAACCGTGATGTGCGAAACCTCTCCGAGAATGAAGAAATGGAAAATAAGGTGTGGCAGCAGACCCGCCTGATTGAGTACCTAAACGAGTTGCCAATCTCTCAGACCATGCTTCCAGCAGTGGAGGCAGACGACGTGATCGCCTACGTTTCTAAGCTTCCCCACTTTGCAGATTGGCAGAAGGTAATCGTTTCCAGCGACAAAGACTTCTTCCAGTTGTGCGACAATAACACTGTAGTGTTCCGACCGATTCAGAAGCAGATCATGAACACTAAGCGGCTGGTGGACGAGTACAGTATCCACCCGAATAACATGGCGCTCGCCCGCGCTATTGCGGGAGACAAGTCAGACAACTTGCCGGGTGTTACCGGCGTTGGCTTGGGCACAATTAAGAAGCGTTTTGAATTTTTTGCAGACGAAGAGTTCTGCACGATTAATAACCTTATGGAACATTGCCGTTCACAACTATCCGAGTCGAAGCTGAAAGTTTATACTTCGATTCTTGAAAACGAAGATGTGATAGCACAGAACTATAAGCTGATGCAGCTATATGCTCCGTCGCTCTCGCCACAGGGCAAGAGGCAGGTAAGGTTTGCGATTGAAGAGGCAGAAATGCTCCTCAACAAAACAGCGGTTCAGGGTATGATGATTGAAGACGGCTTTGGCGCAGGAGACTGGTCGTCGTTGTTTCAAACAATGAGGCGAATTGTGGTTGACAACAAGTAGCGAACGCGGTATAATCTGCACCTAGAGGAAAAAATGTCAGAACAACCCAGTTTCAGTAAATTTGGAAAGAACTTCCAAGAGGGATTGTGTCAACTTATTCTTGAAGATCGTCCGTTTGCGGATCAGATTCATGAGGTGTTGGATACTAATTTTTTAGAGCTATCATATCTTCGCACGTTTGTGAAGCAAGTGTTTGCGTATCGCGACAAGTATAACGTACACCCTTCCACCAAGATCATGATGACGCTCCTCCGCTCCGAGTTGGAGGGAGAGACAGACACCGACAAGCAACAGGTGCGCAGCTATTTTGCGCGCATTTGTAATTCTGAGGTCGAGGGTCGGAAATATATTAAAGAGATATCGCTTGACTTCTGCAGGAAGCAGAAACTCAAGGAAGCGATGATGGAGTCTGTCAAGCTGTTGCAGACTTCTTCGTTCGATGAGATTAGCGCGGTGATCAATGACGCTCTCAAGCTTGGGAGCGATAATAATTTTGGTCATGATTACGTGAAAGATTTTGAAGCAAGGTTCCAGCTTAAAACAAGAAATGCGGTCACAACTGGCTGGCATGAGATTGATTCTCTCACGAAGGGCGGGCTTGGAGCCGGCGAACTTGGAGTGGTCATCGCACCCACAGGTGCTGGAAAGTCTATGGTTCTCACACACTTAGGGTCACAGGCGGTCAAGGAAGGCAAGACAGTTATTCACTACACTTTGGAGTTGGCTGAATCAGCTATTGGGAATCGCTATGATTCGTGCTTGACGGGCGTACCTTTGGGTGATCTTTTTCAATTGAAAGAATTAGTATATGAGACGGTGCAGGATATAGAAGGCAGACTAATTATTAAGGAGTATCCGACCAAATCTGCAAGCACCCGCACACTAACAACTCACTTGGAGAAGTTGCGGAAGCGAGATATCACGCCGGATATGATCATTGTCGATTATGGGGATCTTTTGCGACCTGTTACTTATCAAAAAGAGAAAAGAAATGAACTTGAATCCATCTATGAAGAGTTGCGGGCGATTGCACAAGAAAACAAGTGTCCAGTGTGGACAGCATCGCAAACCAATAGGTCAGGATTAAATGCAGAAGTTATTACAATGGAGTCGATCAGCGAAGCGTTCAATAAGTGCTTTGTGGCAGACTTTATTTTCTCTGTCTCCAGAACCATTGACGACAAAAACAACAATACTGGACGAGTATTCGTCGCCAAGAATAGAAACGGACCCGATGGACTCATATATCCGATATTTATGGATCCGGGGTCTGTAAAGATCAAGATTCTTCAGCCCACTGGCGAGACTCCCGGTGAAATCATGGAAAACTCTGCAAAGAAACAAGCAGAGAATTTAAAAGAAAAATACAAAAACTTTAAGGCTAATAGGAGTAAGCAAACATAATGTACGAACAAACCGAGAGAGATCCGTCAGTCCGTCGATTTCGACTGTCAGAATCTTTTATTGATAACTATAGAGATCGACAAGTGCCGTGGGGTCCGCTGGGATACGTGACGTTTAAGAGAACGTATTCGCGACGACTAGAAGAATCCTCACCGGGCACTCCCGGTACCGAAGAGTGGCATCAGACATGCCGCCGAGTTATTGAGGGAATGTTTGACATTCAAAAACAACACGTTGCCCGCTTGGGGCTTGAGTGGAATGATGCAAAGGCTCAGCGCACCGCTAAGGATGCGTATGATAGGCTCTTCACTCTTAAGTGGTCGCCACCCGGTCGTGGGCTGTGGATGATGGGCACCAAGTTTGTGCAGGAGCGCACTGGCGCAGGCTTGTTTAACTGCGCGTTCCGCTCCACCAAAGACATTAGCACCAAAGGTGGCTATCTGTTTGCGTGGATCATGGATGCATTGATGGTCGGCATCGGCGTTGGGTTTGACACCAAGGGTGCCGGCACCGCTACAATTAGTCAGCCCAATTTTGTTGACGATGTTTATGTTATTGATGACAGTCGTGAGGGCTGGGTACGTTCAGTGCGCATCCTCCTCGACGGCTATTACTTTGGTAATGACGTGCCTCACTTTGACTACAGTGCTATTCGACCTCTTGGTGCCGCCATCAAGGGTTTCGGTGGTACCTCTGCTGGGCATGAGCCGCTGATGCTGTTACATAATAACCTTAAGGAACTTTACGATACTCGCATCGGCGAGTCTGTAACTTCTGTTGACATTGTGGATACAGAGAATCTTATTGGCAAGTGTGTTGTCGCAGGCAATGTTCGTAGGTCTGCTGCTCTCGCCCTTGGCGCCCATGATGACAAAGAGTATTTGTCGATGAAGAATGATCAAGACAAACTTTACTCTCACCGGTGGGGATCGAATAACTCGTTTGAGGCGATGGTGGGCATGGATTATACATGGCACGCAGAACAGTCTCAGCAGAATGGAGAGCCGGGGTACATTTGGCTGAACAACGCCCGTACCCGTGGTCGCTTCAAAGATGAGCCACGCGATGATGACCGTCATGTTATGGGCTTCAACCCTTGTGTGGAGCAGCAGCTTGAAGACGCTGAGTTGTGCTGTCTGGTTGAAACGTACCCAGCCAAACATGAGAACTACGAAGACTATCTTAAGACACTAAAGATCGCATACTTGTACGGCAAGACGGTTACGCTGGTGAACACACATTGGCCAGAAACGAACGCAATTATGCTCAAGAACCGACGTATTGGGCTCTCGCAGTCTGGCGTGGTTCAGGCGTTTGCCAAGCACGGTCGCCGTGAGGTTTATGACTGGTGCGATAAGGCTTATGATCGTGTGCAGGACTTGGACGAGGAGTATTCAAACTGGCTTTGTATCCCCCGCTCCGTGCGCATGACCAGTATCAAGCCCAGCGGCACAGTCTCACTGCTCAATGGTTCCACCCCCGGCATCCATTTTCCCGAGTCCGAATACTATCTTCGCAGGATTCGTTTCTCAAACACATCAGATTTACTTGATCATTTGAGAAAAGCAGGGTATAATATGGAACCAGATGCATACTCTCCCAACACTACGGTTGTGGAGTTTCCAGTGCAAGAGCCGTACTTTGAGAAGAGCAAGAAGGACGTGTCGATGTGGGAGCAGTTAGAGATTGCGGCACAGTATCAGCACTTTTGGGCTGATAACTCTGTGTCAGTAACAGTAACCTTTCAGCCTCACGAAGCCTCGTCACTCAAGGGTGCTCTAGAAATGTACGAAACTCGACTTAAAGCAGTGTCGTTTTTAGCATATAAAGAAACAGGATATAAGCAGGCTCCATATGAAGCAATCACGAAAGAAGAGTACGAGAAAATGTCAAGCAAAATCACGCCCATTGAGCGTATCGAAACCGAAACCGAAGGTGCTGGATCTAAGTTCTGCACCAACGACACCTGCACAATCTAGGAGGACCGGTGCTATTAACACCAAAGAACCGACACATTCAAGTTGAAGAACTCAACACCATCGCCGATGACGACAAAGGCTTCGTGCTACCTGATGATTATAAACCTCCTGCTAAGGAATACGAGTGTTATCGTGTAGTCGCGTTAGCAGAAGATTGTAAAGACAACTATCTTGCTGGCGACGTGATCGCGGTCGAAAGGCACATGGTCAAGAACCTAGATGTCGATGGCTCAAAGTATCTTTTGATTCTGGAGAATTATGTGCTAGCCTCGCTCGCCTAATGAAAGAACACAGGTACCAATGGGACGGAGTTATAGTGGGCTATAGCCTTAGCGCCCTGATCTATGCTTTTTATAGTGGCATGCCAGTGGTTGGGTACCCTTCGTCTGCACCGTGGAATCATGAGAAGCTGCCTCCGACTGACCTATCGGCATACGGAATGGGCAAGGGTGTCATAAGGTATAAGATAGACTTGTGGAATCGCCTCTACATGCTGCTGTCGATGGGCGGGCAGCTTCCGTTTGCCGACAACGCGGCAAGCATTCGTATAGATGACGGCGCTCTAGTAGTCAGCACAAACAACAGATCTCGAATTGTCAGGGGCAACTTTGGAACAGCTTGGATGTTTGATGATGACAAGATTGAAGGCATGCCCCCGATTGTTTCGCTGTGTGAGGATTACTGTGTCGTAGACTGGTTTGATGTTCGCTCTGGCATGAAACATGGCGAAAGTAAGCTTATGGACCCGTCCGAAGACTTTGTACAAAATATATATTTTTACCCTTCACAGAGGCTAGATGGACACCACCCAGACAAGAAGGACTTGTGTTCAGAATCTTTTCTGCACGAAAGTCAGCTTGACGACTTTGAGCATTCTCCGACGTACGCCCGCTTTAGAATTATAGAGAGAATGAAGGGCGTCGGCATCCGTGGTGCGCGCAATGGGACCGGTCCAAACGGAAAGCCGAAACACTATGCCCTAAAGATTGAGTTCAACAAGAGGCAGAGGCGCCGCGTAGCAATGCACACTTACGCGGTCCACCCAGCTATAATTTATAATCGTGTCGAGCCGCACATCCTTTTAAGAGAATGTCTACAGAATTCCAAGCATTATGGCGTTCCACGACCCGCCAACCCGTATATCCCCAAAGTTTTATTAACATCATGATTCAGACAGGCAAAGGAAATACAGTTTCGTATCATCTTGCTGGTATTATTCCGGTGGCTGGCATGTCTGCAAACATTAACCTTGGACTTCCAAACTGCATGGCAATGATTTCTGAAAATTATACAGCTATCGAACACGCGGTCGTCCAATGTGCATACGCGGGCTGCGAAACGATCTGGATTGTCTGCAATGACGACGTTGCGCCGATTATTAAACACACTCTGGGTGACATGGTTGAGGATCCTGTCTACAGAAATCGCACAATGTCACGATACCCTAGCGAAGAGAGGCAGCAGGTTCCAATCTACTACGTGCCAGTACACCCAAAGGACAGAGACAAGCGCGATTGTTACGGCTGGAGCGTACTTCATGGCGCCCTCACTGCTTATCATATTTCTAGTCGGATGAGTAAATGGATTGTTCCAGACAGGTTCTTTGTAGCCTTTCCCACTGGCATATTTAGCGCACAACTTTTGCGTTCCAGTCGTAAGCAGATTTCATCAAACAACAGGTTTTATCTATCACACCGAGGCAAGACTATCCGCGACGGCAAGCCGCTCCCCTTCACCTTCGACGGAGAGGACTTCAAGATGTTCCGCCGCGACGTACGAGAGAAGGGCACCGCCGGCTGGTATGCCCCGAAGGAAGGGGAGAAATACCCGAGCAAGAGGCTCCCGATAGAAAAAAGATACTCCGCACGTCATTTTTCACTTGACATTGTGTTTGGATCTGCTATAATGGAGGAAGCTAATAAAGTCGAAGTCCCGTGGTTTCACTCTTTAGAGAGTTGGGATCAATACCGTAAGTTTTTAGCCTCAGATGAGGCACAGCATATTGAGCGCCCAGACTACTTATTACCAGTCTCAAAACTCAATCCTATAGGCATAGACATTTAACAAGGAGAATAAAATGCCCACTAAACCAACACCAACTCAGCTTAAGTCTGAGAACGAACAACTCAAGAGCAAGGTCGATATCCTTGCTGGTCGCATTAACCAGATTCAACGTCGCCTAGGCGGTCTGCGCTATCACGTCATTCAAGAGAGTGCCGCAGGTAATGATCTCGGTCCTACCGACTTCGTTCGTCTCGTTGACAACATCATTGACGAGGCATAGCCGTACATGACAACTCGCGTTTCTTCCGAGATTCCGTTCGTAAACCTACACGCTCACAGTGTTGCAGGTTCGATCTTCGATGCGATTGGGTACCCCCAAGAGCACATGGACTTTGCATATCAAAATGGCTGCACTGCTTTGGCGCTGACAGACCATGGGAATATGAATGGGCTTGCCCATCAGGTACTTCATGCTAAGAAGATGCAAGCCGAGGGAAAAGAATTTAAGCCAATCTACGGCGTCGAAGCATACTTCATTCCCTCCATCGAAGACTGGCGAACGGACTATGAAGAAGCCAGAGCCAAGGTAAAGAACAAGAAGGCAGAGTCTCAGTCGGGTACTACGATTGAGGACGAGGATGCTAGCAAGAAGGCAGTGAAGGATGTACTTCGCCGTCGTGCTCACCTTGTCTTGGTTGCACAGAACCAGACAGGACTTAATAACCTTTTCAAACTCATCTCCGAAAGCTATCAGCCTGAGAATTTCTATCGCTATCCGCGAATGGACTATGCTCTGCTTGAGAAATATTCGGAGGGCATCATTGCATCCTCCGCTTGCTTGGGCGGCGTATACGCTCAAGACTTCTGGCATAGCTGGGAGACTGACGAGGATGGCAACCGTACATTCGACAGGGACGAGTGCCTTGAACGTATGCGTACGACCACGCGCCGGATGCAGTCTATCTTTGGTGACCGCTGGTATGGGGAGTTGCAGTGGAACAATGTTCCCGAGCAGCACCAACTGAACCAGTGCATCATTGAAATGCATCATGAGTTTGGTATTGAGCTAGTCTCCACGGCAGACAGTCACTACCCGAGCCCTACCGCATGGAAGGACCGCGAGTTGTATAAGCGACTTGGTTGGCTTGGCAAGTCCAAGCCTGACTATGAGAGTAACGAACTACCTATTGATGTAGAGGAGATCGGCTATGAACTATACCCCAAGAACGGCGATCAGATGTGGGAGTCGTATCGGAAGTATTCTACTGATGCTGGGGCTGAGTATGATGATGATCTGGTTCTTGGCTCGATTAAGAATGGGCATAACATCGCTCATGACAGGGTTGAGTCGTTCTTTCCAGACAACACCGTTCGCCTACCGGACTTTGTGGTACCAGCAGGACATACCGCGACCGAAGCGCTGATTCAATATTCGCTGGAAGGTCTGAAAACCCTTGGCTTCGTGGACAACGAAGAGTATCGTGATCGGCTCAAGCGAGAGTTGCAGGTCATTGATGACAGAGGGTTCAGCAAATATTTCCTGACCATGAAGGCTATCGCTGACAAGGCTACGGAGAAGATGCTAGCTGGTCCCGGTCGAGGTTCGGCTGCAGGCTCGCTGGTGGCATACGCTTTGGGCATCACACAGATTGATCCTATTAAGTATGGTCTACTGTTCTCGCGTTTCCTGCGCTCTGACGCCACGGACTATCCAGATATTGATTACGATGTGTCTGACCCGATGGTGCTCAAGGAAGAACTCATCGAACAGTGGGGTGAGGATACTGTTGCTCCTATTTCTAACTGGAATACATTGCAACTTAAGTCGCTCATCAAAGATATTTCCAAGTTTTATGGCATTGAGTTTACAGAGGTGAACGCAGTTACCAGTACGATGATGTTTGAGGCTACAGGTCCAGCGAAGCAACGCCACGGCATCAAGGCGGGCGTGTATGTGCCCACCTTTGAAGAGGTGATGGAGTTTAGCGGAACCTTGCAGGCATTCCTGAACAAGTATCCGCACGTCAAGACACACGTTAACGCATTGTATGGGCAGACTCGCTCTTGCTCGCGTCACGCTGGTGGCGTCGTGGTTGCCGAGAACCTTGACCAGTACATGCCGCTGATTAATTCAGGCGGCGTTCGGCAAACGCCATGGTCAGAGGGGCAGAACGTTCGACATCTTGAACCCATGGGTTTCATTAAATTTGATATCCTTGGGCTGTCTACCCTGAGAATGATCGACGGCGCTATTCGTCATATTCTTCAGCGACACCACGGCGTTGAGGATCCGACTTTTGAACAGGTACGAGACTTCTACAACAATAACCTTCACCCAGACGCGATTGACTTCGATGATCAGGACGTGTATACAAACGTCTTTCATGCTGGCAAGTGGGGAGGAGTGTTTCAGTTCACCGAGAACGGAGCACAAGAGTTCTGTGTTCGCGCTAAGCCATCGAGTATTATTGATATCTCAGCCATCACTTCCATCTTTCGTCCCGGTCCATTGAGTGCCGGTGTTGATAAGGATTATGTGGAGGCGAAGCAGGCTCCACAGTATGTCAAGTATCTTCACCCAATCGTGGAAGAGGTCACTCAGGAGACTTACGGGTTCCTGATCTTCCAAGAGCAGATTGCGATCTTGGCTCACAAGCTGGGCAAGGATTTGACCCTTGATGAAGGTAACTTGCTTCGCAAGCTACTTACTAAGAAGGGAACAGGTAAGAATGATAAGAAAGCGCTTATTCATAAAAAGTTTGTTGAAGGTTGCCAAGAGAAGGGCATCAAGCTCGCAGACGCTGAGAGATTGTGGGATACTTTTGAGTACTTTTCTGGTTATGGCTTCAATAAGTCACATGCAGTGTCGTACTCGGTCCTCTCGTTTCAGTGCGCGTGGCTGATGAATTACTATCCCGCCGAGTGGCTGGCGTCCTTCTTGGACAAAGAGCCAGAGTCTCGAAAGGAAAAGGCAATCAACGTCGCTAAGAACTATGGTTTTGAGATTGCGCCGCTTGATATTAACAAGTCGGGTACGGTCTGGGAAATCAGCGAGGATGGGCAGACGCTTATTCAGCCGCTCACTTCGGTCAAGGGCTTGGGCGAGGCAGCTATCGCACAGGTGATTGCCAACCGTCCATTTAATAACGTTGAGGAGTTTCTGTTCAACGAGAACATCACGTATTCAAAGTTGAACAAGAAGGCACTCGATGTTCTTATTCGTTGTCAGGCTCTGAACAGTCTGATGGATGAGAGGTTCACGGGACTCAAGCACTTCTGGTCTTGTGTCGCAGTAGACCGACCCAAGAACAAGAAGCGGTTCTTGGAGAACATCGAAGCGTACGCTGACGAGGGCGTGTTCACCGAGGAAGAACTGATCCAGTATCAGGTTGACCTTACCGGCGTGTTCCCCTTCGACTTGGTTCTCAGCGAGCGCGTACGTCAACGATTGGAAGAGAGGTTCGTCCCTCCGCTTGGCGAGTTTGATCCTGACCTGCAGGTTGCATGGTTCGTTCCGCGTAAGATCGTTCCGCGCAAGACTAAGCACGGTAAGATCTATTGGATTGTCGAAGTCATCGACTCGTCTAACAAGACAACCAAGATCAAGTGCTGGGGTGTCAAGCCCGAGCGAGGTGACAACGTTCAGATTAATCGCCCGTACATGGCGAAGCTGGACTACGATCCTAAGTGGGGATTCAGCACGCGCTCGATTCACCACAACTTTAGACTATTGGGGTAAGCATGAAACATATTATTAACGTTAGTCCTCTGTTAAAAGACTACGATCTCCGAGACAACTTCCCGGTTGTCATCAGAGTGAGAAACTTCAACGAGACTACAGCTAAAGCTTTCACAGAACAAATGACGAAGGCTCACAACACTGGTCAGCCAATCATTCCTATCGTTATCGATAGTTATGGTGGCGCAGTGTACAGTCTTATGTCTATGATCTCAGACGTGCGTAGTTCTAAGCTGCCAGTCGCCATGATCATTCAGGGTAAGGCTATGTCATGTGGGGCAATCTTCTCGACATTCGGCACCAAGGGCATGAGATACTGTGACCCGTATGCGACAGTGATGATTCACGACGTGTCAAGCGGAGCATGGGGTAAGATTGAAGAGATCAAATCCGATGCCAAGGAAGCAGAGAGGCTGCAGAAGAGCGTCTACCACATGATGGCACAGAACTGCGGCAAGAACAAGACCTATTTCTTGAAACAAATCCATGACCGAGGGCACGCTGACTGGTATCTTGAACCAGACGATGCGCTTGAGCACGGCTTGGTAGACCACATTGGTGTCCCACACCTTGAGGTAGATATTAACGTTGATATCAAACTTTCAACAGACTAGTTATTGGTATGGAAGCATTTTTCTTGATCACCAGTGCGGGGTTTGTGCTGTTCTTCGTCTTTTTGTTGGCGGGAATAGTGTTGGCTCGCGTACGTCTTAAACGAAGCGAACGCCTTATTGATGAAATGATGAGAGACTACGAACAGGCATACGCTCAGAACCCAGACGATGGCTTTTTACGAGATAACATTATAGAGTTACGTCACCACCTGCATCACAGGAACGAAAAAGATAAAAAGTAGTTGACAGCAGCGCAGTTAGCTGCTATTATATACATACTAACCACTCATTCAAAGGAGCACAAAATGAATGACGACAACACGCCCACGCCTGTAATCTCTAAGGCAGAAGCGAGACGACAGCGATATATTATTGAGTATATTCGCTCACTTAAGACCATTGAAGATGCGATGGAGCCATACAAGGAACACCGCCGCGAACTTCGCAACGACTACCGGCGCCAAGGCTGGCTGACCCGTGAAGAAATGAGCGTTGCTGTTAAGGCATACCGACTCATGAAGGGTGAGGTCGATCTTGACGCACTCTATGAAACGTACAGTGTGCTGGCAACTGCAGCCAACCCTGATGGAGACGAATAATGATGATCGAATGGTGCCGTACGCACTTTAACGTTCACCCTCCCTCCCGAGCAAACCCGTCCGATGCGGGGCTGGATATTCATTTCAGCCCCGTGGACCACAAGCCGATCACTATCAAGTCCGGCGCGAGCGCAATCCTGCCCACCGGTCTGCGGTTTGGAATCCCGTACGGCTACATGCTGGAAGTTAAGAACCGTTCAGGTATGGCAGCGAAACGCAGCCTCATCGTTGGAGCGTGTGTGATTGACTCAGGCTATGACGGCGAGGTATTTATTAACCTTCATAACATTGGATCGACCGATCAAGTTATTGAATCGCACTCAAAGATCGCACAGGTAGTTATGGTGCCGGTTGTTCACTTCCGCGCACTTGAACGTCGAGGTGATGACGATCTATATGGTTGGTATCCGATCACCATCAGTGACCGTGGCGACGGCGCGTTAGGGAGTACTGGTGAGTAGAGTACTTATCATATTTTTTCTCGGCGGCTCCACAATGGCTCACGCTGATGCTGCCTCAGACTACGAGGTTCAGTGCGCCGGCTGTCATGGGGAGTTCGGAGCAGGCGATGGACCTGCTTCTGCTTCTCTCCCTGTCAAGCCCGCTAGCTTTCAGGATGCAAGCTTTTGGGCATCGCGCTCCGACCAGCAAGTACGGACAGCGATTGCTGCTGGCGGCGCGTCGGTCGGCAAGTCACCTCTGATGCCTCCCATTGGAGCCGGATGGACAGGGACACAGTTAGATCAAATGGTCGCATATTTAAAAACTCTTAAGGTGAGCAAGTGAACACAGCAACACAGCAAACATTATTTTCATCCAAGACAGGCGAGTGGGCAACTCCACAGGATTTCTTTGACAAACTGAACTGGCGATTTGGTCCGTTCGACTTGGATCCCTGTGCCACTCCACACAACACTAAGTGCGCCAACTTCTATACGGAAGCGGAGGACGGACTTACTAAGGATTGGGCTGGTCACACTGTCTTTGTCAATCCTCCCTATGGTCGTGGTATTGATCAGTGGATTCGCAAGGGCTATGAGTCTGCCGAGGCAGATGAAAACACTAAGGTTGTCATGTTGATTCCAGCACGGACAGACACGAAGTACTGGCACGATTATGTGATGAAGGCTGAGTATGTATACTTCATCAAGGGTCGGCTCAAGTTTGGCGACAGTCAAAACTCCGCGCCGTTTCCTTCAGCCGTCGTGGTCTTCCGAAAGCGTCTGAGTGCGGCTCCGCCAATAATGGGAGCACTGACCCGATGAACCGCAAGCAACGCCGTGCAGCCGCCAAAGCGGAAAAGAGTCACGGCAATCCAGACTTAGCCGACAAGATGAATATATATTCTCAGTTGCCGGATGAGTGCTTGATGTGCGAGACTGCGTTTGACAAGAAGGATCGAAAGATGCTATCGAAGTGGAACGTGGTTGTGCGAGAGAAAGAGGGCATCGTACGCCTGTACTGCCCTGACTGCTGGGGAACAGCCCAGCGCGTAGTTGAGAAATATGAAAAGGGAGAACTATGAGAACCTTAGTTAGCTTGACATACGATGATGTACTGCTGGTGCCACAATACTCAGACATTAGAAGCCGGCAAGAGATTGACGTTAGCACAACACTCGGAGGCAGGCACTCTAGACCTATCAGGTTCCGCTTGCCTGTTATCTCGTCACCAATGGATACGGTCACAGGACCAGCCATGGCAATAGCAATGAATAAAGCCGGCGGCTTGGGTATCATCCACCGCTACTGCACGACTGATGACCAGTCCAAGATGGTTAGGAAGATCACTACCGGCATGAAGGCTGCGGCTATCGGCGTGACCGGAGACTATCACGACCGGGCGAAGGCGCTGGTTGCAATGGGTACAAAAATCTTATGTGTTGATGTAGCCCATGGTCACCACATGCTGATGGAGACTGCACTAAAACAACTCAGAGATACATTCGGTGACACTGTTCACATTATGGCGGGCAACGTGGCTACGCTCGATGGTATCAACGCGCTGTCTGATTGGGGCGCTGATTCTGTTCGCTGCAATATTGGCGGCGGCTCTATCTGCTCTACACGAATCCAGACCGGTCACGGACACCCCGGCTTGCAGACGGTCATTGATTGCAGCAAGACCGACAGAGATGTTTCGATTATTGCTGACGGTGGTATTCGCAACAGCGGTGATATGGTGAAGGCTCTTGCGGCTGGCGCAGATTGTGTGATGGTTGGCTCGCTTCTGTCGGGAACGAGAGAGGCACCGGGAGAGATCATTTACATTGATGGGCACCCGCACAAAACCTACCGAGGCATGGCATCCGAAGAGGCGCAGAAGGATTGGCGCGGCTCTGCATCGTCGCTTGAAGGAATCTCTACGATTCTTCCATGCAAGGGGCAAGTGAGGGATATTCTGTATGGATTGGACAACGGTGTACGCAGCGGCTTTTCATATTCCGGCTCACGCACGCTGGCTGAGTTGCAGTCCAAGGCTGTGTTCACACGCCAGACTGCCGCAGGGATCCGAGAGTCGAACACTCACATTTTGGGGCTGAAATAGTGTCCGAAGAATTCTACAATAAGAGAGTAGTATTCAGAGAGAACGATCAGGTTCATGCTAAGCTGCGCATCCGGCTGCACTACGATGGTATCAAGCAGTCTGATTTCTTTCGGGGATGCATCGAGGCGTACTTGAACCAAGAAGAAGAGTTTGAAGATTTTATTGAAACATTAAAGTTAAGGAAGAGTAGCCAAAGCAAAAACAAGCAGGCTAAGTCGAAGAAGCTGAAGGAAAAAGGTAAAGAGTTGTCTAGTAAACTAGCGCTTAACTCAAGCGAGATTGAGAATATTTTTGATATGATAGAGGAAGAACATGAAGGACTTTAGAGGCAGAATTGTATGTTGGAATAGGCAAACGACCCCGCCTTATTATGGGGTGATTGTCGAATCAGAGTTGCGTGAAAGCAGCCCGCCGCTTCCACCTTGGAGATGGCATAAGATTAAATGGACCACCCCTACGCCACCAGAATTTGACGAAGAGGCTTGGCATCGATGTGACCATGTTAATGTCATTGATGGCTATGCCACGATCTCTAAGCTGCATCAGGCTATGATTGTGGCAGAAGAAGTGAAGGGCGTGAGATGAGGCGCTGCGCAAGGCAGTGTCTCAAAGAAAATAAAGATTGTGAAGAAAAGGATTGTCGATTATGGATCGAATACTCAGAGGATTGTAACTGTACTCTCATCGCGGTTCACAAGAATGGTTCAATGACCTTGGAAGAGGTCGCCAAGAGATTAGGGTACACGCCAGCAAGGATACAGCAGTTGGAGAAAAGGGCACTCCAAAAGATATCTCTCCGTGCAGCGTACTTGAAAGACTTTTTATTTAATAGATGACGCCGTTTAACATTGAATAGACTATTTATTATCGAAGCCTTCATAATATATATTAGGAGATTATAAAGCAATGAGCAAGAAAAAGCTAATTTTGAACGAATCCGTCACCCGCAGGTTTATGCGTCTGGCTGAGATTGAGTCTAAGTTCACAGACGAGTTCCTTAGCGAAGGACCATATCAACGTGACGACGAAATGGGAATGGGCGCAGAAGACCCCATGGCTGGAGAAGAAGAACTCCCCGGCGATGAAGGTCCAGAAGAAGAAATGCCCGAAGAGCCCATGGGCGACACAGTTGAGGTTGACGCCGAAGAACTAGTTTCCGACATTGTTGCAGCACTCCAGAAGCAGGGCGCAGACGTAAGCATGGAAGGTGGCGAAGAAGAAGCCCCCGAGGGAGAGGAGTTAGCACCGGTCGCCGGTGATGAGGAACTTCCACCCGACGAGGAAGAAGAGCCACTTATGCAAGAGCTAGCAGACAACGTTACCATCACTTCCGATGAAGATATGGTTAACGAAGTTGCTCGCCGCGTTGCCGCTCGCCTCGTTGCTGCAGCTAAGACCCGCAAGTAGGGGTTTCGGTTGTATAATATTTTATTTTAACACTGCTGCCCTATAGTGTATACTATAGGGTAGTGTTACATTGGAGGTAGAATGGGGTATGCATCGTTAGGTCTAGCAGGGCTTATCGGATATATGCTGGGCTGGACTCTCGCAAACTTAATGCACTTAGGAAGAGTGGCGTTGCTTGTCGAGAAGACCGGACTACAAACATTAAAGTTGATGGTTTCAGTTGCGGAAGACGTTGAGTTCGTTCGCGCAATGAAATACCGTATCGCAGAAGATCTCGGAGACTCAGCCACCGCAACTCGGCAGAGAAACGTAGATGATTACGAGTACGAAAGGTGGAAGAGGGTAGCAGTTGACAACTATCTGTCTTCGTACCCTGCTGTATTCAGGCGTCAGGTTCAATTTAATGACTGGAACGGCGCTGTTAAGCATTTTCAAGAAAACAGAAGGAAGTTGTAATGTTGATGGCACCGAGAAAGAAAGCTGATAATGAGAAAAAGGAAGAGAAAGAAGAAGAACTAGTCGGAGAAGAAGTGTCGGCTGAGCAGTTGGCTGCAGCCCTAGGGCTTGATGTGCCAGATGAAGAGATGCGCGTTGTTGGTCTTTATGGAGACATTGACGAGCGCAAGTCCCGCGAAACGTTGAGCGGGCTACTGGTCTTACATCATTCGGGCAAGTCTGAAGATGAAGAAGGCAAGGAAGTATGGGAGCCGATGGAGATGATCATCTCTACCTACGGTGGCAGTGCTGACGATATGTTCGCGTTGTATGATGTGATGCGCGTAATCCAGAAGGACTGTGAGATTCACACCTTCGGGCTTGGCAAGGTCATGTCTGCTGGCGTGCTACTGCTTGCTGCTGGTACCAAGGGCAAGCGAAAGATTGGCGCGAACTGTCGCGTTATGATTCATTCGGTCATTGGTGGCAACCACGGCTCGATTCACAATCTAGAGAATGAGATGGAAGAGATTAGAAACTCTCAAGATACATACATGGAGGCGCTGGTTAAAGAGACTAGCCTGACCAAGCGGACTCTTAAGAAACTGTTGGAAAGAAAGGTGAACATTTATCTCTCAGCGTCAGAAGCTGTTGAGTATGGTATCGCAGATATTATCGTCTGATATTATTAACCTTATGGACATGGCTGTGGACAAAGTATTTTATAATAAATCTTCACAAGACTCGTTGGGCTGGAAACCATCATGGTTCGGCTGCGAATATAATGACGACGATCTTGTTGAAGCTGTTAAGGAGTGGCAGAGAGGGATGGGGCTGACTGCCGATGGGCTGGTCGGTCCTGCGACGTATAGGAGAATCTGGACTGAGCGCGAAGCAGAGATTTCAGATCATATTCCGCATGAGTCACCTTATATGCGCGGCGACAAAGCCTGCCGAGACACGAAGTATATCGTTCACAACGGACAGTTCTTGGAGATTGATTGGGATAGGGTAGTCTTGTGGGATGAGCCCTTGGGACTAGACTGTGACGAGAACAGCTATTATGACTATGCTGGCAAGCCTGATCGCAAGCCCACCATCTTCGTCAATCATTGGGACGTGTGCCTGTCTTCTGAATCATGCGCACTGGTATTGGGTCGCCGAGGGATCTCGGTACACTTCTGCATCGACAACGACGGCACAATCTATCAGCTATTAGACACACAGCACGGCGCATGGCATGCCGGCAACGGTAAAGTAAATCACAAGTCTATCGGCGTAGAGATTAGCAACGCATACTACACCAAGTATCAGAGTTGGTATAAGAAGAATGGGTTTGGCGAGCGTCCAATACAAGATGCGGCGTGGGTCCATGGCAATAAACTAGATCCGTTTCTGGACTTCTACCCGGTACAGATCAGAGCACTCAAAGCCTTGTGGAAAGCAGTCCATGAGGGTATCGGGATTCCGCTAGACGTGCCAGAGAGGGACGGTCAGACTAGCACCCGCGTTGACAATCAGGCAGCGCTTGGGAAGTTTAAAGGATTTATAAGCCACTATCATCTGACCAGACGTAAGATTGATTGTGCAGGTTTGGATCTTTTGGCTATAGCCAATGAGGTTAAAGAGGAAATAGAGGACTAATTAATACATGGCAAACAAAGAATTAGACAGGCTCATCGAGAGCTACTTCGCCACAACCAAGGCACCGGCTGCATCAGTAAGCTTTGAGATGTTGGTTGAGATGATCGAGGAGACTATCGGAGATTCATATCCCGATATCGCATCCCGTTCGGACCCGGCAGGCTTTGATACAAACATTAACCCTGAGATGATCGCGACAAAGGTGCCACTCGGCGCTGAGAATGATCGCCCCACAATTGAACGGGTCGTCGCTCAAGTCATGGGCGCACCTGACCCAGCGATGGTTGATTCGGTGATGCTTCACTTCGATGATCCACAAGGACTCGCCACCAGAGGCTCGCCTTCGTCTGGCGGAGGGAACATCGCAGAGGGCAGGCTACCTCCCGAGCAGTGGAAAGAGATCTATCGTCAGCTTCTAATGCTTGGCGTAGACTCTGACATGGTTGCAGCTATTAAGCTTCTTGCTGACAGCGGCATCGAGGAAGAGGATCTTCGGGCAATGCTTACCCAACAGTCGATGCAAGATGCACGCGGCATGCAGCAGATGAATGAGAGAAAGAAGGGAGGTCGCTTCAGTTACAAGATTGATATCCCCTCACTGGTTCCTAACGAGGCTTGGGGAGATCCCAGCAGCCAATCGCGCCAAGACATTGAGAGAATCTTTGCTTCGATCACAAGACAGCCAGACATTAAATCACGAATCCTACATATTAACTCCTTCATCGATCCGAAGGAGGCAATCAACAAAGCACGCGGCGGCAGATTCAATGCAGTGTTGAACATGATGCAGATCATCGAGGCGCTTCAGGCTACACTGAACGATTATAGTGAGTCTTCAGCCGGCTTCGTCTTTGAAGGCTTCATGGCAGCAGTCACAGGCGGCAAGCAGATCGCTGGGCGTGTCGGCGGCACGCTGCCTATTGAAGACTTTGTTACCGGCGACAATGAACCAGTTAGTTTGAAGCTGCTTAGCCCAGACACAGGCATTCATGGAAGCTTTACTAACCTTGTAGACTATCTGTTTATTCGCGGCGGCTCTGGCGTCCCACAGATTAAGTACCTTATCGCTCGAAAGAATGTCGAGGGCGATAATGTTTCTGAGTTGGCAATCTGGGATTTTATTATTGATCGCAACAACTTCATAGATATCATGGGCGAGTCTAATAATGAGAAGGCTCTTCTCGGTAAAATGGGTCCGACTTTGGCAGGACACATTAAAAACTGGAATGACTCTCCCGAGTGGAAGCTACAGATGTTCCAGATCCTTCAACAAACACCGGGCTACACAAAGGGCAGGGGCATGTTCTATAAGAACCTAGACGCCGAAGGAAACTTTGACGAAGCCGCAGCGCTGCCACCTAACCCACAGAAAAAGAGAGATAAGTTTGACAAAGCAGCCCGCGTACAGGGCATGGGGCTTGAAGCTGCAGAGCAAGCAGAGTCCGATGCTGCAACCGGCAAGGGAAGCTTTGAGGCTTGGTTGGCGAAGCATCCAGAGATTACTGATGAGAAGACAGTTAAGGGCTTGAAGCGGGCTTATGATAAGGCGTACGCTGCAGCCCAACAGGTTTCGGAATCTTTCTTCGGAGAGTTTCACGAAAGAGAAAAGCGACTGATGGCAGAAGAAAGGCTTCTCGCTGAGTCAGGTAAGGAAGGCGGTAGCCAGTGGACGATCACTAGAACCGAGATGACTAACATGAGAAAGCTAGCCACTGTTCAGTTCTATGGTATCCTCAACTTGTCGTCTGACAACATCAACAAGTGTGCTGACATCTATATCGAGAAGATGGAAGGCGATGTGATGACTCTGTTGGAAACAACAAAAGGTTTTGCTACGAACATCGGAAAATACTTCAGTTCAAAGCGGCGGGACCATGCCGCAGGCTATGCCAAAGAAGCGATCAACGATGGCAATACGATTGTCACCACGCTCACAAAAGAAACCGAAGGTTCTGAATAAAACAATTTGACAACCCCGTGTAGTTGGGGTATAATAAACCATAATATGAGAGGTGTATATTGCCTAGGCAATTTTGTAAGGGTACTGAGTTAAACAAGAAGATTCTAACAGGGGTTAACTTGTTGGCTGATTACACAGCGGCAACGCTTGGACCCCGTGGCAGGAACGTCATCCTGAAAACAGAGAATGGCAACCCGGTGATTACTAAAGACGGTGTGACTGTCGCTAACTATGTGGACTTAGAAGATCCATTTGAGAATGTGGGGGCACAGGTCATCAAACAGGTGTCGGCACAGACCAACGCCTCTGCTGGTGATGGCACTACCACCGCAACCGTGTTAGCTCGCGCTATTCTGAACCAGTCGCAGAGATATCTGGTCGCAGGCATGTCACCGATTGAACTGCAACGCGGCATCGGTCTAGCTGTCGATGGCATCGTTACTAACCTGCAAGAGATGGCGCAGCCGATTCGGAGTAAGGAAGACATTGCCCACGTTGCAACTATCTCTGCCAACAACGACCGCACCCTAGGCAACATCGTAGCCACTGCGGTTGATAGCGTCGGCAAGGATGGAGCCGTGACAGTTGAAGAGGCTCGCAGCTTGGAGACTAGCTTGGATCTGATCGAAGGCTTTAGGTTTGCGTCAGGCTACACAGCCACTGCATTCATCACCGACCCGCGCCGTCGCCATGTACGCTATGAGAATCCGCTAATCATGGTGACTGATGCCAAGATCGAGAGAGTGGATGAGATTTTGCCAGTGTTGGAGATTGCTGACCGCAGCACCCGACCACTTATTATTGTTGCTGACGAGGTAGAGGGGCAGGCACTGGCTGCTCTGATTATGAACGCGGTTCGCCGTCAGGAAATGAACTCAGGTATTAAGGTTGCGTCCATCAAGGCGCCACGCTACGGAGAGGATCGCACGAACATCATGCAGGATCTTGCACTGTCTGTGGGCGCCACCTATGTCTCGCAGGTTGATGCCATGTCTCCGTCTGATGTGACACTTGAACATCTTGGCACATGTAAGACGATTGAGATCACCAAGGGCTCCACCACTATCGCTGGTGGCGCAGGAGACTACACGAAGATTGAAGAGAAGATTGAAAATCTTAAGGTAGAGTTGAAGGAGACGGAAGACTTGCATGCGTGCGAGAAGATCCAAGAGCGCATCACTCGGCTGGCTAGTGGTGTTGCAGTTATTAAGGTTGGAGCGGCTACCGAAATCGAAATGACCGAGAAGCGTCATCGAATTGAAGATGCTCTAGAGGCAGTCAGGTCTGCACAGCAAGAGGGGATCGTTGCCGGTGGTGGCGTAGCCCTAATCCGTGCCGCAAGCAATCTATCAGTTGAAGCCCCCACCGACGAGCAGAGTGCTGGCATTGAGATTGTAAAGAATGCAGTGTTCGCTCCGCTGCGACAGATGGCAAAGAACGCAGGGCAGAGCGCGGATCTTGTGACAGAGAGAGTGCTGGCTGGGTCAGCCAATGAAGGCTGGGATTTCTACGCTGGAGCCATGTGCGATTTGATCGCAGTAGGGGTGATTGATCCCGTAAAGGTTACAAGGTGCGCACTGCAGAACGCTGCTTCCGCAGCCGGCACTTTGTTAACAACTAGTCATGCAGTTGTTGGCTGATGAACTATTTATAACATGAGCGACGATTTTCAAAATATGACCAACGCTATGATGATAGAGTTAACTCAGTCGATTACCGGATTGGGCGCTAAGATCGATGTGTTGGGTAATGGCATCGAAGGTATCAAGGTTGATATCGACGGCATGGCTGATGACATTTCTAAGATTAAAGAGGCAATGTACAACCCTGACAAGGGGCTGTACGCCAGACATGCCCAGCTTGAAGCACGCATTGTTCAGTTGGAGTCGTGGAAGGCTAGTAACACTAAGGTTGTGTGGTCTATCGTAAGTTTGACGATAGCACTAGTTATGAATAGCATTTGGGGAATGATCACAACCCCGTAACAGTATCTATTGGAGTATAGATGAGAGTTAACATCACTTATTCAGAAGAGTTGGAAAACATTCCCGGCTTGATTACTGAATTTATGAGAGACAGTGGCAAAGCCTTGCTGATCTTGTCCAACCACGTTGGCGCGATTGACGATGGTTCGGTACGCGACGTGCTAAAGGGCGAAGAGATCCTGAAAGTTATTGATGATACTCGCAAGAAGCTTGCCTCTATCGACCAGAGGCTTGAAGACGCATCGGCGTTGCTCTCAGGATATAACAACGCAATACAAGGAAACGTTGATGGCAGTGAAGAAAACATATCAGTCACAAGTGAATAACCCTAAATTTGTTATTGGCGACTTGGTACATATCCCATCGAACGTTGTTCTGTGGTCCTCGACCGGACAGGATACGGGAATCCCTATGAAAACAGAGGCTCCAACTACCGGAGTAGTAATAGATGAACTGTCAGATACGGTGATCGTATTTGTTCAGGGTCGCAGAATGAACGCTAATAAAAGACATGTCTACCCTTATAAGGAGGAAGTACGATGAAGGGAATTAAACTGGTGGAACTTTATGAACAGCCCACCCAAAGAACAAAGGACAAGTGGACTCTCCGCGAAGTCATAGTGAATCCAGATTATGTTGTATGCTTGCGCCCAGACGCCCGAGCATCTTCGCTCTTACAAGAAGGCAGCTTGCCGGAAGGTTTGGACGCACGCCAAGAGTTTACTAAGATTCAAATGAGCCGAGGCAACGGTGGTATGGATATCGTGGTCGTCGGCGGCATCACACTGATTGAGGATAAGCTAAACATATCTACTCAACAGTTGTTAAAGGGATAAGAATGGCAGTAATGTTTTACCAAGTGTACGGAACAGGTCATGATCCGCTGACTATTGTATCCGTCAAGACTTTGGACAAGTCAGGTTATGAGTATGCACTAACCTTTATGGACAAGAGCCCAGAGATGCAGGTATTTGTTGGCAAAAAATATAGGTGGCCAGCCTTGCCTTTGGTTGTGAAGTGCGATATAAATGGGGATGAAGAAGTAATTGGCGGTTTGCCAGAATTAAAAGAACACTTAGGGATGGATGAAGATGGAGACTGTGAGCCTTGCGAAAAGAAGAGAAGACAACGAGCCAAGCGGAACAGCACTTTATAAAGAATACATCGAAAGAATCGTAAGTTTTTTAGAGATAGAGTATGAGTTACAAGTTGTGTTTGAACGCGATGGTGAAACAGCGTTGTTCCATGACCGTCGAGGCATTGTTCCCGGTGATTTCATTGTGGTAAACAACCGTGTCACTCGTCAGCGCCAGTTATATCTTTTGCTGCATGAGGCAGGGCATGTGCTGTTGCGAGAATGTGAGAGAGATCACAAACGCCGCTACCCGGCTGCAGTTGTTAACGGTAGACGCGCCACCCGCGCACACAAGATTGACACCCTGAGAGAAGAAGTGATGGCTTGGGAGAAGGGTCGAGAGATAGCAGAGGATTTTCAGATCCCAATTGACGACAGCGTATGGCACTCGATGGTAACCAGCGCACTTTACAAATATTTAGAATGGAGCAAGAATGCCTAGTGTTAACTTTTTTTATGGGCTTGGTTTTTTCTTTCTTGGGCATGTTTGCGCATGGTTCCAACTGAATTCCCAGTTTGCGTGGGAATGGTGGAAAGATAAACCTTTACTGGCGGTCGGCATCTACTCTATCCCTGTTGGGTTGAGTTTCTGGATGGCGACCCGCTACATTTTTGAGGAGACAGGGGAGGCATGGTCAGCCCGATTCATGGGATTTGCATGCTCATACCTTGTGTTCCCGGTACTTACATGGCTCTTACTAGAGGAGAGCATGTTTACAACTAAGACGATGATTTGCATCGCCTTATCATTCTGCATCATGGGTGTGCAGCTATTTTGGAGATAATATGAAAGAAACATTTCAAATCAGTGAATATAACAGCAAGACTAAGAAGTATACAGATCTTGGCTCAGTGACTGCGAACTCAAGCAGCGAAGCCAAGGAGTTATACACCAAAGAGAACAACTGGAAGAAGCGGGAGGGCTACATCCTCTTCGTGCGAGTCCCGGTTTATAGGTGAGACATGAACACCAGAGACATGTGGGAGAATCAGGTAGAGTTATTGACACGCCACTGTCAAACATTAACCTCTGAGGTGGAAACTTTAGAGCAGCGGCTGTCATATTTTGAGGGAGTCGTGGCTACGCTCCTCACTGCATTGGTAGACGGCGGCGTAATCAAGCCAGAGCCAGACGAAACAGACACACAAACATACGAGTTCTAACATGAGAGTAGAGAAGCCTTGGGGCTACGAAGATCGGTGGGCAATCACTGATAGGTATTTGGGAAAGATTCTGCATATCAATGCGGGTCACAGACTATCCCTCCAATATCATGAAGAGAAGGACGAGACGATCTATGTACTCAAAGGCTCTCTGCTGCTAGAGATGGGACCACACCACGAATACATTGATACAGAGACAGGCATCAGAATCGTGCTGAAAGAGGGCGAGAGTCAGCGTATTCGACCGGGACTCATTCACCGTTACTGTGCCGACAAGGAAGACGTGACACTAATAGAGGTCAGTACCGCAGAGATCGACGATGTGGTTAGGTTGCAGGATGACTATAATAGATGAGAAAAATATACTTGTTTGATGTGGACGGAACTTTGACCCCCCCAAAACAGAAGGCTGTGCAAATTTTTCGGCGCCAATTTTTTGAATGGTTGGAGGGCAAAGAGGTTTATTTGGTTTCGGGCGGCAGCTTTGTGCGTCTGGCTGAGCAACTGAGTCCCGAGGTCTTGGACCGTATAGAGGGTGTGTTCGCGTGCATGGGCAACGTATATTACAGGAGAAAGAAGGACGAGGAGCGGGCATGGTTTCATGAATATGAGCACAAGTTTGAGCCATCCAGAGAACTCTTATTGGATCTAGACTTGGAAGTTGCTAATTCCAAATATCCCACAAAGACAGGCAAGCACCACGAAGGCAGGACTGGCATGATCAATTTCTCAATCGTGGGCAGAAACGCGACACAGGACCAGCGCGACGAGTATGCCGCATACGATGCGGAACACAAAGAGAGACAGGCTATCGTCAAGGAATTGCGGAAAAAGCACCCCAAATGCGATTTTGTCATCGGCGGCGCAGTCAGCATTGACATTTTTAACAAAGGGCGCGACAAATCACAGGTAATCAGAGAACATTTTAAAAAACTGTCTCAGGATGCTATAATACACTTTGTGGGGGATAGAATTGAATATCCCGGCAACGATTATGCCATAGCAGAAGCTGTACGCAAGAGGGTTTTCGGAAATGTTCATCCTGTTGAATCATGGAAAGACACAGCGCAACTACTAAAGAGCATTTAAGCAAGGAGCAAACTATTTATTACATGCACGAATCAAGCAGAGCAACAGACAAGTGGTTTAGGCTTCTCAAAGAGGACGAAGACCCAACATATATCCAGCGCAGTTATGAAATCGAGGTAGATGTGCGCATCAGCAAGACCAAAGGCGGCAACAAAGATCAGACGCTCGACGATATTCGTTCGATTGAGCGCGTGACGACCGTTACTGATCCTGCTCGCGCTGGGCATGTCAGTCGTGCTCGCGCTACTGACGAATACTGGTTTAATCGATATATTATTAAGTTTGAGCTTAACTCTGATCTGTCGCCTAGGTATTGGGTTCGGCGCTATTTAATGACAGATTTGGCAAAAATCAAGGGTCTTAACATTGTTCGTTGGGGAAACCCTGTGGGGTTGACGCCGTGAGTGTGGGCACATTGATTCAAATTGGCGACGTAAAGCATGTTATTATCGACAAGTTTTGGGTTGGGTTTGGAATGCTCAACAGCGATATACATAAGGAACACTATTATGAAACTTTTTCAATGGGTGATAAGGATGGCAAAAGACGGACTGCTATTGCCTGTACGGATTTTGAAGCAGGCATGGCAGAGGGTAAAATCAGGATCCTCTCTCCAGCGTGAGAACCATGAGTTGAGATACCAAGTTGAACTCTTGAGACTAAACAATAAAAAACTGGCAGACGCTCTAGAGGCGATCAAGGATGAGAATATCTTATTATGGCAACACATGGACGAGATGAAGGAAGCGGAGAAGGCTATAATGAAATCCATTACGGACGAGTTGCAGGACAGCTTGCTTCGCAACCTGACGCCAGTGGGAGATGCGTAACAATGAGCAATACTGAATACGATGATGATGATGATGTCATTGAAATGGTCAGTGCGGACGATATAGGCGATATCGCAGAGAACCTAAAACCAAAGCCACCACCGAAGCTAGCCCCACGGGGTATCCGCACGTTTACCGTGTGTAGGCAGAGCGATGAGACAGGCGTATCAGGAGAGGGCGTGGTAATCGAGGGTGTCGAATTGGCATCAGGTCACTGCATCATTCACTGGCTGTATCCACCACCCAGAGGCGGTATCGCTATTTTCGACAGCTTGGGAGACTTTCTAAAGGTCCATGTTGAACCCCATCCTGCAAACAAGACTATCATCACGTTTGAGGATGGAGAGCAGAATACATACTAATTACTGCGGGAACGGCTCATGGATTATAAAACTATTCTAGAGAACTGGCATCGGTTCGCACAAAGCATAAAGCCCCTGACTCTCAACGAGAGCCGCGAGATTATGAATGAAATCTCTGCGCAGACTGCTAACAAGATTTATGACTGGATGCGTGAGACAGATGGGCTAGCCTATGATTTCAATGAAATCTTTGGCGAGAACATGCGCGTTACTTTCCCGATGGACAGTGCCGACACTCGCATGCTCAAAGCGATCCTGCGAGGGGTCAAGGCTGCAGGCTGGTTGCCTCCGATTAGCGATACTATGCGGGAACGCTACCGCAGTATTTATAACTATGAGAAGACAACCGAAACCGGTCAACGACGCAACCCAGAAACAGACGCGATGTGGGAGCCAACCAAAGAAGAATGGAAGGCATGGGAAGCAGGACAAATCGATGCGCATGGTCGTCAATTCCCCACAAAGAAGGTAAAGCAGAAGCGCCAACGCCTTGCTGCTGACGGCGGCGGCGAGTATGAGGTTGAGATTGACGTAGCCGATCTTACTATGGAGCGCCGAGTCGAACAGGTCATTCCCAAGGGACCGAGAGCGGGCGAGACGATTACTAAGGTTCAGAAGCAGGGCATCAACAAGATCATTGGTGGTCTTGAGAAGAAGGGCGAGGTTCCCGAGGGTTCCGCGCAGTGGTGGGCTAAGAACCAGACGCACTATACGAAAGACAACAACCACAAGAAAATCTCTCAAGGGCTGATTGAGGACAAGTCGCAGAACATGCACGTCATCCTGTCGCGTCACCCCATCGACGTACTACGCATGAGCGACATTAGCAACATTCACTCATGCCACAGCGAGGGTAGCGAGTATTTCCATTGTGCTGTGCAAGAGGCGAAAGGTCACGGTCCTATCGCGTACGCAGTCACAGAGGCAGAACTTAATAAACTTTTAACTCCTTCTGAGGAGAGAGAAAGACCGATTGCGAAGCTGGACAGAATGTACGACACGATGAGCCAAGCTGAGAGAATCACGCAGATTCGTCAGGACTATGACACGGGCAGTCCCGAGGGCGCGTTGGTGCTATTGTGGGTGTGGGCTAGGTCTAACCACGGCACAAAGTGGTGGCGCGATCTTGACAAGCGGGTTGAGATGGCAGCAAAGCCAGAGAAATTCAAGGAGGTGGCACTGATCTCCAAAGCGAAAGAGCTAAACATCAGCCCTGAGTTATTTAAGCAGTACATTAAAAACTATGATGATGCCGAGGCTCGTCGAAACACGGGAGAAAGAGGTTTCAAGCCATACGAAGGAATCACATCTGAAGAAGAATATAAAGCTGCACTTGAGAAGCATAGTAAAGAAGCCACCCGAGCACCAGACCCGAGAGATATTGGCGACCTTGACGATGAAGAGATTTTCAGGGATAATGACCGCGATGTACCCGGCATCGGAGTAAAGTCTCGCGTTAGACTTAGAAAGTACGTCGATCATCCCAACGAACTAACCTTTGCGGCGCCCGAGAGCAGAACGTATGGCAGTGGCACGCCCGGTTTTGTCGGCGCAGTCAGAGAGTTTGTGTGGGACAAGCAGAAGGAGATATTCGCTCAAGAGTTGGGAGACACCGATCCCGAGACTGGCAAGGGCGAGGCAACCACATATTTCATACCGCAGCTAGACTACCTTACACGCTACGGTGGCAGCTATGGCGACACCAGAGATGGCGAGATCCTTAGCATGTTCTTTAGACCGGGCAGAGGCGAGGGCTTGGATGACCCGTTCCCTTTCGGCGTTAACGTACACCACGATTCAGAAGGCGAGGAAGAAGATCAGTACGACCAAATGGCAGAGGAATACAACAATGCCATTGACGATCTTAACGACCAAGCCAACAACGAGTTGGAACACACATCCTTCGGCGCACACGTTAATGATGATGATTGGGGGCAGGAGCCCCACGTTTGGGCAGACGGCACGCTGACGCTAACAATCCCGCTTGGCTGGGGCGACGATGGTGAGGGCAACGATGTTCACGCGACATATGACATACCCACTGGGGGCGCTGACCTGCGCGATTTCGAGAATAGGATTCTCGACCTCCCCAGCGAGTATCCAGAAGAGGTGTACTTTGAACATACCGATGAGGGCGCTCTGCAGATCACTTACAACTTTAACTGCGAGGATTGCAGAACCCCCGACGATGCCGACTATTTCTTAGATTATATGCGAGAGTTAGACGGCAAGTACGACCGGTTCTACGAGATTGTCAGAAAGAAACTGGTTGAGGAAGGTTACGCAAAGGCTAGCGCGTGGGACAATACCAATAGCGAGATTGAAGACTTTGAAGAAAGACTCAAGAACTTTAATATCATTGGAGATGACGACGATGACGATCCGTCAGGCGAGATCTGGTTTAATCTAGGCGTGGGACACCACAACGCAGACCCAGAGGTGCCGCTAGACATTAACCTTCCTAAACAGAAGCTGTACTGGCTGACCAAGCACTCAAACTTTAACTATGCATCCATCAGTCGCCAATTAATGCACGACAATAGATTCAATGATGTGATAGCCCGAGGAATCGCAGGCAGAAAAGACCGCAACGTGGTCTGGGTCGGACCTGACACTAACTCATCCTTTGCTCGTTTCTTTGCGGAGAAACTAAAGAAGCTGGAAGCTGCAGCGAATAACTATTCAGAGAAGCAGATCGATCTTCCATTCGGAGACAAGTACGCAAGACCAGCATACGAGGGAGTGGACTTTGCCAAGGACGTGCAGATTGGCTTGAAATTTGGCCTTGCCGACCAGCGGGAAGCAGCAGAGGTGCCAATCTATCTCAGGTTCAGGATCATAGCTACTAGCAAAGACTCCAAGGAAGAGTTGGCTGGCGCGTTCCACTTTGTTGAGTTTGTGGACGAACACATGGACATGATTCTGCAAGCAGCGAAGGAGGTGACACAAGAGTTTGTCATTGAGCCTAATCTTGAAATCGCAGCAGAGTTGGAGAAAGAATATCTTAGCGGCAACATAGCTATGGAACTGAGCGAGAAGGTTCTATCAAAGTTTACCTACGAGACTAGAACCCCTGAAACGATGAACCACAACAAGGCGATTGTCGAGTGGTGGTCATCCGGCAACACTTGGAGCGACATGAGTGTGTATGAGAAAGAGGTTGTGGTCGAGAAACTGTTGCGCGGAATGAGCAACGGTGTCTACGTCCAGTGGGATCAGCAGAATCATCTGCCTTCGGCGTGGGAACGGATGGTGAGAGAGTGGATGACCCAAGCGGGCGTAGCAGGCGCAATCATCAATAAGGTAGACTTCAGGCGTCACGCCAAGCCAGAGATCACAGATAAATTCTTTGGGACAAAGGAAGAGAGAGATGAGAAGCGGCTTGAATATGAATTGAAGCTAGCCAAGAGTCGCTGGAGAGCGAACCACGGCGAAGACCCTTCCGAAGAAGAGGTTGCAGCATGGCGCAAAGAGATTATGAACCAGCTAGGCATGGGTGACGCAGCACCATTAGGCACCGACGCCAGAGGATCCCGAGATGCGGGAGCCGCAGCAGCGATGGGCATTACTCCTCAAGAAGCTGAAAATCTGCGAATGCGGCTGGCTGCTATTGAGGAGTTGACGATAGCATTTGGTGGTCGCAAGCCTACCGAAGAAGAGATTGAGGATTTGCTGCAACGCAAGAGGCAGCGCAGAGGCTTTGACCACACTCCACGGCTTGAGCGAGTGGCACACTTAAAGAAAGTCTTGACAGAAGCAAAATTACGTGCTAAAATAAGAAGGATTATTAAAGAAGCGGAGTAAACTATGAAGAAACATCTCGATACATGGAATCATTTTCTTAATGAGTCTAAGCTAAGAGTGTTCGACTTTGATGATACGCTGGCTGTGACTGATGCAGACGTTATGGTGACCCGAGCAGACGGGACAGAGTTTAGATTGTCGCCAGCCGAGTACGCGGTGTATGAACCCATCGCAGAATATAATCCAGCAACTAGAGAATACATCAACGAAAAGGGCGAGGTGTTCGATTTCAGTGAGTTTGATAGGCTCATCAATCCTCGACAGGTGGAGCAGGTTGCACGGATTATGCAGAAGGTTGTCGATGCGGAGATGCGCGATGGTGCAGGCAGGAAGATCGCAATCCTGACCGCACGGGCTGACGCTGCAGCCAACGATATTATGGGCTTCATTGAGGGTGTGTTGGGCATTGATGGCAGCATGTTTGAGATGATCACGTTAGGCACCAGCGATCCATACGCAAAGAAGGAATGGATCGAGAATGAGATTATTAACCTTGGAGCTAAGGACGTTTTGTTCTTCGATGACTCGCCAAAGAATATCGCAGCAGTCGATGAGTTGAAGCGAGAATATCCCGAGGTAACCATTGTCACGCGCCTTGTCCACTATGCAGAGGGCATGGACGAGGACAAAGATCCAGAGTTGGATCACGGAGAGTTTCAAACCAGAATGAGAAGGCAGCACGCAGGACATAAGAAAGACTTGATTGGCAAGGGTGACAACAAGGATACCGGTGGTGGCAAGGGTCATAAGAAGCCAAAGATGAAGCGTAGCAAGTCTTCGCCTCCCGGCGGTGTATAGTGGGAAAGACAGCAAAGAACACAAGAGGGCAGAAGATCGTCATTGTTGAGGTCTACCCCGAGGACTTAGCAGACACTTTGATGCCGGGAGATATTGAGACTCTAAAAGATAAGTACGGCGACAAGCCCTGCTCCTACGAGGTATATTATCCTTGGAAGAGTAATGCACACTTCACATGGTTCATCGAAGAAATATACGAGAAATATGCAGACACGCACAACATTGTGCAGGGAAAAGGAATCGGGATAAAGAATCTCCGAGAAACTACTTAGTGTACATTAGCTAATGGAAAGTGAAGGATGAGCAGCGGAAAAACAGTGGTGTGCAGCTATTGCCACACGAAGGGACATAACCGACAGACATGCCCACAACTGCACGCAGATATTGAACGCATCAAAGAGGTTCACGGCGAGAGTCACCCCATAGTTAAAGAGTATAATGCTAATCGTGCATCCATATCTAAGAGCGCATCTGTGCGAGCCAAGATGCCCCGCAGTTGCACCTATTGTCATACGCTGGGTCACAATCGAAGGACTTGCGTGGTACTAGAGCATGACAGAGAGACAGCGATAATGAAAAATGCTGCATGGCGCAGCCTTTACTACGCCAATATCAAGGCACTCGGTCTTGGTATTGGGGCGATGGTACGGATGCAAAGGCGTCATGGTCTTCACAAACACTTCACTCCTGATTCCGGTGGCTTGTGGATGGTGCTGCGGCATGAGTGGGATAGCTTGAATCATATTAACGGCGGCGAGCGTAGCGTTTTGTGTCAACAAATCTCAAATGTTGGGCGTCGAGTTTATTTAACTGTACCTGTCACACTTCACGAACCATCTCTAAAGGTTAATGGTTGGGAGGTTGTATCCCCTTCACATGACTTCGGCACACCCGACAAGTGGATAAGCGGCGAGAGTGGCATCGGCGCACTGTTTGAGAACATGGATAAAGATTCGAGGATAATATAAATCTCAGAGCGAAACTTCGCCAGAAAATTTTCCTCTCTTTGATTGAATAAAACGTATAGGCTATACGTCTAACTGGATGACAAAGGAGAAATAATGTCAAAGTACCAATACCTGCGAGAGTTATTGCGAGAAGCATACCCGTTATATGACAAGGCTATGGTAGAAGAAATAATGAAA